GAGACTCAAGCGTAAGTACTACTGGAATCAGAACCACTCGAATGTGATTCGTAGGATCCTTACAGCAGCAAAGAGAGATACAAAGGTACACTATATTGTTGGTAACCATGACGAGGCTCTACGACCCTTCCTCAGATACGACATAGCCCTCGGCAACATTGACATAATGAACCGCCACACTTATTGGGATATGCATGGCAGACAGTTCCTTGTGGTTCACGGGGATATGTTCGACTCAATGATGCGCCACGAGAACAAGTTCTGGATGAGTATTGGCGATATGGCATATGATATGCTAGTTGTTATCAATACAAAACTTAATGTTGTTCGCGTAGCTCTCGGTATGGAATACTGGAGCATCTCTGCCTTTCTTAAGAAGAAAACTAAACAGGCTCTAGCCTACATCAATCGATTTGAAGATCTGATCACAGAATACTGTCACAAGAATAATTATGATGGCATTATCTGTGGTCACATTCACACAGCTGAGATAAAGCTCATCGACGATACCATTTACATGAATGACGGCGATTGGGTTGAGTCAATGACTGCTCTGGTCGAGACACACGACGGCATCTGGCAAATTTTGGAATATCAAAAAGATGGTAGCATGAAAGTGATTAGAGAATACTAATGATTTGTATTGTAACAGACGCATGGTCGCCGCAGATTAATGGTGTTGTTACGACGCTAGTTAATCTTAAGAATCAGCTCGAGAAAGACGGGCATGAGGTTCTCGTAATTGAGCCTTCTATGTTCAAGTCTTTCTCGTTGCCAGGTTATAAAGAAATTAAGATCTGTTATGAGTTTCGCCAGATCAGAAAGCTGATGAAATTCTACAACCCTAAGCACATTCATATTGCCACCGAAGGACCACTTGGTCTTGCTGCTAGGATGTACTGCACTCACAACGAGCTGCAGTTTACTACTTCTCTTCATACCAAATTTCCAGAGTTTATTAAAGCCAGGGTTCCTATCTTCCCCCTTGGGCTAGGTTACGCTTACCTAAAGTGGTTTCATTCAGGAGCCTCTAAGGTTCTTGTCACAACAAACTGTATGAAAGAAGAACTCGAAGCACGTGGATTCAAGAACATGGTTGTCTGGACCAGAGGTGTTGATAGAACTATCTTCAAGCCAAGACTAAGTAAAAACAAGAAAGTTCTGACACTCCTCTATGTCGGACGAGTATCGCATGAAAAGAACATAAAAGAATTATGCAGAATAAATCCATACGACTACGGCTATAATAATGTGCACGTGGTGGTAGTAGGAGATGGTCCAGCAAGAAAAGAATTAGAGGGTCATTGGCCACACGTAGAGTTCGTTGGCACTAAAACAGGAGAAGAACTTGCACAGTTCTACCGTGATTCTGATATTTTTGTTTTCCCTTCTCTCAGCGATACTTTTGGTGTGGTCCTTATTGAAAGCCTCGCTTGTGGTACTCCCATTGCTACTTTTCCTGTTACTGGTCCGAAATCTATAGTCAAGGAAGGTATCAACGGATCAATGCATCAACATTTGTCAGTCGCAGTTGCGAATTGTCTTGACTTGAATAGAAAAATAGTTTATAATACAAGCTTAGAGTACACATGGGAAAGATGCAAAGATATCTTTCTGGAGAATCTGATTCCAATCGAGGATTAATATGACAGCTAAGTATGATAAAGTAACTAATCCTGCGCAAACTTTCAAGTATGAAATCATCAGGCTGTCGGATGATAAGAATACTCATGAAATCCTAGAAACATACGACAAGTTAGAAGAAGCATTGGATAAACAACTTCAATATGGCGAAAAGAATATTCGCATTAATTTGAGATCACTACATGAACGACTCTGAACTTATTACCAGGCTCGAACACTTTTCAAACTTGAGTTATGGGAATCCTCTCTGTAAGAATGCAGTGGAGAGAATCCAGGATCTCAAAGCGGATAATGCTCGAATGACACAAACGTTGAGGATGATCAACAATAATCTTCCTAGATATAACTGGAAAGAGACTACCTCGCTTCCAGAGCGACTTCGTGCTATTGCATGGATGATGAATGCTGGCGCTGCTTGGGGATTTGTTGGTGAGTCTTTATTTTTAGAACAAGCTGCTGATTTATTGGAGGAAAAAGATGTCTGAGATTTCTATTTTATTTTCAATCCATAAAAAGATTGCAAATTATATTAACAACTTTCCTGTACAAGATAATCAAAAGATTACTATAAGGGAAATTGCAACTTCAGGGATTGGTATTTCTTATGAGGTAAAGATCTCTGAAGCGAACGAAGATGATAATCATGGGATTATAGAATCAGGCTCTTATGCGATATTCGCTGAATTTGATAAGTGGTAAAGGGGAAAGTTATGAATGAATATGTCTACACAGTAATGAAGATTGCATACGACGGCGAAGCCGAAGGGCTGAAGGAAGTCATCGACGCAATTTACTATGATTCTTCCGAAGCATATGACTATGTCGAAGAGCAGCAGGAATTTGAAGAGGAAGGTGTTTATTGGCGAGTAGATCGCCATCGAGTTGTGTTCAAAGAAAACGCCCAGACCTTTTCAGGTGCTGAGCGTCTAGGACTCGAGAAGGCTGCTCGTATTGCAGAGCGCACCGATAGCTATGGTTCACCTGTTTGGGCTGATGGTGAGGGTATCGCTGCTGATATCAGATCCAGGGTACCTATTAAGTAAATAACTTCAGCACCCTATCAACGTAGAGATCACGCTCCAGTACGAAAGTCTGGGGCGTTTTTTCGTTGTCTACAGAAACGATAATGGCTATCTGGGGTACTGCTATTCTGTACATTCTCTCGAACATCATAGCATAGATAGTGGTCTGTATGATATAGCTCTCGATCCACTCGAGCTTCTTCTCCTTGCGAGAAGTCTTATAATCGATAATAGAAACAACACCATCATATTCGGCGATTAGATCGGTTCTACCAGCGCATCCTAGCGCCTTCGAATAAAGGGGAAGCTCAATGCCCATAATGTTATCAACGTGTTCATCCAGAGCCAGCTTAATAGGCTGGAAAGTTTCCACGTTACTAGGCATTTGATCTTTGTAAATATCTTTTTCATTTAAAACATATCGCTCTGCTATCTTGTGCACGGCTGTACCTCGACGTGAGGATTGTGTAGAGACCTTATTAGCCTCAGCGTCACCCACCCGCCGCCGCCACTCATATAGAGCGGTCTTGTCGAGCTTCTCGTCAAGTAGAGTCGTGACTGACTTGAGCTTACATACGCCGTCGGGAAGCAAGTAATGTCGCTTCCCGTCGATCGTCTCCGTTAGCAGTTCCGTGAACGGAACCATTGCATGGTTAAAGGTCTTATGCGACAATTTTCAACTTATCCTTTTGGATGATATAATCTTTAACCATCGAACTTCTTACAATATCATTTTCGTCAAAGTCGACGAACTCGAATGATTTCATACGCTCGATGATCCTCATAAACGAAGGTAAACCATTTCTGTCAGATTCTTTGGTGAAGTCAGACTGTCTGAAGTCTCCAGAGAAAATGATTCGGCAGTTTCTACCAACACGAGTGATTACTGAATCGAGCTCGTGTAGTGTCATGTTTGCTATTTCATCGACAATGATGATAGTGTTGTTTAGTGTAATTCCTCGAATGAAAGAGGTTGAGATGAAATCAACTTGTCCTTTGTTCTTTAGAATCTCGTAAGCATCACCCCTACCAAACAACTCAGTACAAATGGCGTAATATGGTGCTTCATACACCTTAGCCTTTTCCTTTGAGTTACCAGGAAGAAATCCCATGTCTCTGGTAGGCACAACACTTCTTACAATAATAACTCTATCGTAAGAACTATCTGGGTTAGTAATAACTTCATTCAATGCAAGATACATCGAGATAAAACTTTTACCAGTACCAGCAATACCATGGAGCATAAGATTCTTGCCCTGATTATAGGCTTCGAATGCTATTTTCTGATTAGCTGTAAGAGGTTCTATTTTCTTTAATTGGAAATTAGGTTTATACTCTTGCTCCACTTTTTCTTTATTATTGCGAAGAAGTCTTTTTTCTTTTCTGGATGCTCTTCTGTCTTCCATCATAATCCTTACTAGAATGTATTAATGCTGCTTCTGCTGATACCCTTAGAGTGTGTCTTTTTCATATCTTTAAGCAGGTCGCGGAAACCATTGTCTGGCTTCCCCATTCCCCTACCAGATACTAATGCAGGAGCTCCACTAATGACTGTTGTTAAATGTGGATTAGTCTTCAAGTATTCATCTAAACTCGACATCGACATAAAGTCGTCGAACTCTTCGCCAGTTTCATTGTTTTTAAACGTATAAGTGGGCATGTTTATCTTTCAAGATCTTCTGCATAAAAATAATCATCTGTATCATCATCATTAGCAAATCCGGAGATATCGCGGGTTTGAATCGCTCTCTTGATTCTCCTCGCCTTTCTCTTATCCATCTTGCTTTTATCGGATCTGTCGAAGTAATCATCTTCTTCAGAGTAATCGTTCTTCTTGAACTTCTTAAATGACTGCTTGCTCATGTACTTTCTCGCTTGGGATTAATCCGGGAAGTGCTTCTGTTACGTGCTGAAGTGTAATGCCCTTAATAGGCTTCTTGTCTTTAATAGTGCAGAGAAGTTCTGCGTCTGCTGGTGCTACTCTTTCGAGGTACTCAACGAACATAGTTTCACGCTTCATCTGAGGAAGATCATGGAAACCCTTGATGAAATACCTAAGCTTCTGACAATCCTTAATCAAGACATGTTCCTGATCAACTAGTTCGTTTGGCTTGTAAGGAGGAGTTCCTTCTGGGAGAAGCCAAACTACGCTAGGATCATAACAACCCTGCAGGATAATTCTTAGGACTAGACTGTCGTTGGCTGCAAGAGCATCAATCTTCTCTTGAGTTCTCTTTAGCTTACCAACCTTTTCTAGAAATTCAGCGATACCAATTTGCATTAAAAGTCTCCAATATATAAATAATCCTATAATCATTTATAGGGGGGTTTTATGTTTTTATTTAACAAATACACTAAATGGTATTTTGCTATTATCAATAATCCCCGTACAAAAACAGAAGTAACGGAGAATCATCATATTATACCTAAATCTTTAGGCGGAAGCAACAGAAAAGAAAATATTATTTGCCTCACTCCAAAAGAACATTTTGTTTGTCATTGGCTCCTAACTAAAATGACCTTTGGCGAAAACAAAAAGAAAATGTGTTATGCATTTTGGTCAATGACAAGAAATAGTAAAAAAATGAACCGATCATATTCTAGCCTGGAATATTCTATTGCTCGTAAATATTTTATAAACAACACAAAGGGCAAAACTTACGAGGATATTTATGGAGAAGAAAAATCTCAAGAACTTAAAAGATCTCTTTCCAAAACACACAAAGGTGTATCTAAGCCTCATGCTATCAAAAATTTACAAAACAGACCTCTAACTACTTATTACTGGCAAGTAACACATCCTTCTGGTAAAGTAGAAATAATTGAAAATATGGCTGAGTTTTGCAGAAATCATAATCTTAATCCAGGAAATATGTCTGTTGGTAAAAGTAAAGGCTACACTGCAATCAAACTAGATAAAGCTAGAACTCAGAAATACTCTCCATAAGATTTCGAAGTTTATTAGCAATAAAATAGTTCATGAGTTTGGATCTATCTTTATTGGACTGTGCATTATAAGACTCCATAACCTTTGTACGAATTTCTTCTGGGGTATGGCTCAGGTCAATCAATTGTTCATTACGAAAATAGTTACGAGCAATAGAAGTCTCTAGCTCTGTCGGCTTTACCTTCATATACTGCTCGATCTTCTTTGCTGTCAGAGGACGCTGTCTATCACCAACAACGAAACAATTATCAGAAGAAAGAATATTAGGTACACCATCGCTCGAGTCGCCCTTCATGATATGTTCCTTTAAGAACATATGTGGATCCTTATGAGTAATCCACTTCTTCCGGGTAGGATCATACTGCTTTACATTACCATAGGTATGTAGCTGAATGAAATCCTTATCACCTGAAAGGATCAGGATAGGCTCTCCGCTATTAAGCTCGGTGCCGAAATTGTTTACAAGAGTACCAATGATATCATCAGCTTCAGCCGACTCGATATCAATAACCTTGTACGGGAAGAACTCCTTGAGTTCAGCACGAATCATATTCATGCAATCAAAGATTGACTTCCAGTCAAGATCTGACTTCTCGCGGCTCTTCTTTCGATTAGCCTTATAGTAGGGGAAGATCTTCTTACGCCAATAATTGCTGTTATCGCATGCGATAACCAGCTCGCCATATTCATCTCTGAATTTGGAACGGTAAGAACGTAGAGAATTTAGAATCATATGGCGAACCATATTCTCTTCGATTTGTGCGTTAGTATGATTGCCCAACTGCATAAGCAAATTGGAAAGCATTACTTGGTTAAGATCTACGATAATCACATTTCACCTGTTGTATATTATATAGAAGTTTCTTCTTCTTCAGAAGCTTCACTCTGCTTTAGTTCAATATTTATCGAATCTGAGATCTTAAGAGCTCCTTCTTCTTCTTCATCTGGCGAGAATATATTCTCTGCAATCTTTTGAAAAGGATGATAGATTTCATATTGCTTACACATAATAGAACGTAATGCTTCAATGACCAATGCACCGTCTTTAATGTCGACTAGCTCACCAGACTCCTCGTCACCTAGAGGAAATCCTGCAATTTCTAATTGTGTGAATATCATTGGTGTTACTGTAGCAATAGTTTCCTGGATATGATAGTGTTTCATCATATCTATATTTGTGTTGATCTTCTGAGCGAAAGCTTCCTGGTCTTCAGGACCATTGTACGCTTTCGGAAACTTAACTACATTGTCGATGGCCATTGGGTTTCTCCGAAAGCATACACACTAGTATATAGTATACTACATTAATGATTAATAGTCAACAACAATATTTAGGAATATCAGAGTTTGATCTG